CACATCTTCGGACACTATCGAAGACGATTTGATCTTTGCTGACAACACAGCCCTAAAGTTTGGGACAAACTCTGATGCTGTAATTCAGTACGATGAGACGACAGACGACAGGCTCGAGATTACAGGAACAACCGTTTACGTCCAGAAGAATGCGGTTAGTACGGTGACCGCTGAAAACGACGGATCATTTGATCTTGCTACAGGTAATCACTTTACGTGTACTCCGACCGGAGCAATCGATCTAACATTTACAAACGAAACAGCGGGACAGACAGGAACAATCCTCTTCGTTAACACGACTCCACAAGTCGCCACCGTAGCGGCCGATGTTTTCCTGTCCGACGCAGACCTCACAACAATAAACGTAGCCGGGACATATCTCATGTCCTACTACTGCCCTGACGGAATTAACGTATACTTATCCGCAACCCCAGCCCTAACAGAAGGTTCGTAAGGAGAGTTAAGTGGCGTTCGCAGTCTTCGCATTTGGTGAAGTACCCTATAGCGTAGGTACATCCGGACAAGCGATTGTTGCGACAGGCTCTGCGACAGGCGTAGCAACTACCTCTGGTGTTGCCGTCTCGGTTGCAGAACCAACAGGATCAGTAACAGGAACATCGATATCTTCTACTTCTGCGGTTGGTGTTGCGAATGTCACATCTTCCGTATCTGGAACATCGACAAGTTCTTCGAGTTCCCAAGCTGTTGCAAACTCAACAACAACTGTAACAGCTAACGCAGTAACTAGCTCCTCAGCGGATGCAGTCGCCAATGTATCGGCAACCGCGACAGGAACATCGACAGGATCATCCGGATCTGTTGCCATCGGAAATACCTTCGGTACAGCGGCAGGCACATCAACAGTAGCAGTAGCCAACGTAACACTCGGCCCAGCAGACGTAACTATCAGTGCGTCAGCAACAACCTCTGGCGCGGCCGTCGAAGTTTCCGTAGGCGCAGGTTCGACAACTGGAACAAGCACTACAGCAGGTGCGGCAGTTGAGTTAGCTAACTCGACCGGAACCGTAGTCGGCACCTCAAGTACCTCTGGTATAATTGTTTCGGTAGCCAATCCGACATCGACTGCTGATGGTACAGCTACGACGCAAGGAGCGGTTGTCTCCGTTGCGAACCCTACAGCGACAAGCACGGGTACTACAACAGTAACGGGAGCCGCTGTAGACGTTTCTGAGGGCATTGGTGACACTGTTGTCGGGACCTCGGTAAATACATCGACAGCAGATGCGATTGGGGTTGTAACGGGTAGCGTTACGGGTGCCGCAACTTCAAGCTCGACTGCGGACGGTATCGCAAACGTAACGTCTTCTGTTACAGGCACATCGGAGAGTACCTCTGACACTATCGTCCTAGCGTTTGCAACTGCGTCAGCGGTAGGTACCGCCGAAGGATCATCTGGAGCTGTAGCGGTTGCCAACACGTTCGGAACCTCTACAGGAACAGCCGCGGTATCAGGGTCGATAGTTTCCGTTAAACTACTGTCCGGATCGTCTTTAGGGGTTGCTACAACACAATCTACGGGAGTTGCCGTAAGGCTTGTAGAGTCGAGTGTTGTCGGGACGTCGACGACTGCGGGAGTCGGAATAACAGTTAGCCCGGTTTCTGGTACAGCGACGGGCACAACAACTACTGTCGCATCGGGTTACGTATCTTTCTACTTTAACCCTGAGTTGTACGACCGAGACCGCACAGTATATGTACAGGCGGAAACATCAAGAACTATCAAGGTTACAAGCGCAGAATCACGCATAGTTTATGTTACGCAAGAAGTTTCACGAGAATTAAAGGTGGCCGCATAAAATGGCATTGAAGTTTCCCGACAAAGACCCCGATGAGATCTTAGACTACACAGTCGACTGGTCTCGTTATTTAGGCGACCTCACGATTGACACAGGCGGTGATGCTGTTGTGTGGAAGATCAAGGATGCGGATGGTGTGTACCAGACAATATCAGGAAGTGACACCGTCAACGGCCTCACGGTTAACAGTACCAACAATACAACGACAACTGCGACGATTGTTTTGGATGCAGGGACAGCAAATACGACGTACACACTCCAGTGCCAAATCCGCACGAGTGTCTCGGATAAAACCAACGCAAAGATCACGACAGCCCGTGAAGTCAACTTACGTGTACGGGAGCGTTCATAATGGCCTATAATTTCCTCGGACTCGTGAATGATGGTGCGCTACGCCTCAACGAGACACAGTTAACATCGAGCAACTTCGACACAGCGAAGGGATTTTACGCAACATTAAAAGAAGCGGTAAACTCTTCTATACGCCACATCAACCAAGCGCACTTCTTTTGGCCGTACAACCACAATAAGGAAGAGATTACCTTAACTGCTGGGGTGTCCCGGTATGCTGTTCCCGACAATACGAAGTACGTTGACTTTAGTTCTTTCCGCGTCAAGAGAAATACTAACCTCAATGTAGGCGAGGGTCGTCGTCTTGTACAAATGACTTACATCGAGTACCTAGATAAGTACATCGATCAAGAGTATGAGACAAATACAGCCGTGGGGGGCGTACCCCGAAATGTAGCGCGGACTCCGGACGAGAACTTCGCGATTGTTCCGATGCCAGATAAAGCGTACGAGATTGAGTACGAGTTTTATATGGAGCCGGTAGATCTTGAGTCATACGATGATGTACCGACAGTACCCGAAAGATTCCGGCATGTTGTTGTCGATGGCATGATGTACTACGCATACATGTTCCGCGATAACATTGAACTCGCGGGCATGGCCCAGAATAAGTTTGAGAATGGTATCAAGAATATGCGTACCCTCCTCATCAACGAGAACGCCTACTTTAGGTCTTTCTAAATGGATAGATGGCAAACATTCCCGCTCGAGTTTAAAGGTGGCCTAATTACAAATATGGCACCTATACAACAAGGGCTCCAGTTTCCGGGATCTGCGGTAACTCTCCGTAATTTTGAGCCATCGGTTGAGGGGGGCTATCGTCGTATCGAGGGCTACTCCAAATGGGATGACGCTCAGTTAGCCGGTAGCGGTGCAATTCGTGGGGTTGTCGAGTTTGAGCAATCAGCCATTGCTACTCGCGGAACTCACGTCTATCAATCGGGCGGCTCGGGTTGGACGCAACTTACAGACAACGCAACTTACAGTTCATCCGGTATAAATATTAGTGGATCAGCCCGTACTCGTTTCGCAAAACATCACTTCGGTTCTAATGACGTACTGATTATTACGGATGGCAATGACCTCCCGTATAAGTTTGATGGCACAACCTTTGCACAGATCACAACAGGAACCGGAGACATTGATGGTGCGACAGATGTTATTGAGCACAAGAACCATTTGTTTTTTGCCAAAGCAACAACCCTAACATTTTCAGCACCTTTTAGCGACACAGACTTTACACCAGCCTCTGGTGCCGGTACAATAGAGTTTGATAGAGCGATCACAGACATGATCTCCTTCCGCGAAAACCTCTTTATTTTTACGGAAGGTTCTATCCACCAAATATCCGGGTCAACGATTGCAGATTTTAATGTCGTACCTGTCACCCGCGATATTGGCGCAGTACGTCCTGACACTGCCCAAGAAGTTGGTGGTGATATTATGTTCTTGGGCCCTGATGGTTTACGTCTCCTCAGTGCAACAGACAGGAACAATGATTTTGGACTCGCGGTTGTATCGAAGCTAATACAGCCAACAATGTCTGCGTTTGTCCGGGCGTCTAGCACGTTCTCAAGTGTTGTTATTCGGGGTAAGTCCCAATATCGATTGCTCGGCTACAACGAAAGTTATACGGATCGAGCGGCTCGAGGAATTCTCGGCACTCAGTTTGCGGAACAAGGCGGGGAAGGCATGGCGTGGGCAGAACTTCGCGGTATTAATGCTTACGTCGCATCAAGTAGCTTGAATGATAATACCGAGTACGTCCTATTTGCCAATGACGACGGTTACGTCTACCAAATGGAGTCGGGCAATAGTTTTGACGGTGCCGAAATACCTGCTAGTTTTAAGACCCCGGCTCTTTCTATCACTGACCCGACAACACGAAAGAGTCTCTACAAAGCAAAACTATTCCTCGATCCGCAAGGTGGTTTTACTGCGGAGATGTCTACGGAGTTTGACTTTGGTGAGACAGATGTCGTACAACCTGACGAGGTCGAGTTTTCAAACGTCGCGGCGCAGGTTGCTTTCTACGGTCAGGCTGAGTACGGTGGCGGCTCATTTGGCGGCAGACTTCAGTACATATTTGACACCCAACTGACAGGGTCTGGCAACGTGGTTGCTTTTAACTTCACGAGTGTTTCGGATGATCCCCCGTATTCACTTGACTCAATGCTCTTACAATACGGCCAGTACGGTCGGAGGTAATAATGGGAACTGGATACGTTCGTAACGATACTTCTAATAATATTGCGGATGGTAACGTCATCAATGCGTCGGACCTCGATGGAGAGTTTGATGCGGTTCAGGCGGCCTTTAATGCATCGACGGGCCACTCCCACGACGGAACTACTGGGGAAGGTCCACAGATTCAAACGGCCGGTCTTGCTGACGATGCTGTCACCGGAGCTAAGATTGACTCAACGACAACAATTACCGCCGCGAGTTTTGTAGGCCCTTTGACGGGTAACGTTGGTGGGAATGTAACGGGGAACGTTACAGGTAATGCCGATACAGCGACTGCCCTAGCCACAGCCCGCAACATTGCGGGTAACTCATTTGATGGTACAGGCGACATTTCTATCGCGACAACAGACCTTACGGACGTTACCGCAACAGCTACTGAAGTTAACGTTATCGATGGGGATACGGCGGCTACTGCAACGACTCTCGTGGGTACTGACCGGGTAGTTGTCAACGATGCGGGTACGATGAAGCAGGTTGCGATGACGGATGTCCAAACCTACGTCAATGCCAACGCAACAATCACCGAGTCTCAAATCAGCGATCTCCAGAGTTACCTCACGAGTTTTACGGAAACAAACGACCTCACAGCGGCGGTAACGTGGGCAAACGTACCGAATGCAAATATCACGGAGTCTTCCGTGACCCAGCACCAAGCCGCGTTATCTATTACGGAATCCCAGATTAGTGATTTCGGTACCTACGAGCCCGCGGATGCAACAATCCTGAAGGATGCGGATATTGGGGTCACTGTCCAAGCCTACGATGCGACTATCGTTGTCGATGCTGATATCGCGAATATGCTCGAGACAACGGACATCGGCACAACAGTTCAAGCTTACGATGCAGACACAGCGAAGACAGACGTAGCGCAGAGTTTCACTGCTTCACAGCGTGGTACTGTTACAGCAGACAATGACGGTAGCTTTGATCTCAATGCGGGCAACTACTTCACTTGTACACCAACAGGTGCGATTGACTTAGCGTTTACTAACGAGACAGCAGGACAGACAGGCATGATTTTGCTTGTGAATACAACACCACAGGTAATCACCGTAGCGGCTGACGTATTCTTGTCTGATGCTGATCTCACAACCATCAATGTCGCAGGGACGTACCTCATGTCGTACTACTGCCCAGATGGAACAAACGTCTACCTGTCAGCGACACCGGCTCTTACTGAAGGTTCATAACTTATGGCGATCATTCAAGGTCACGCTATGCAATCCTCTTCACGAGGATTCTACCCAAAGAC